GAAGACCATCACTATTAGGTTTTGTTCCCCATTCTCTCCCGAATAATCTCATTTGATAAATATAAACATTTTCGTAAAAGTACAATAATTAAAATTAGAATAAAAATACTTCTTTTTTTGGTTCTAAATACTTTGTAACCGCATACCTTAAAGCGTCAATTATATGGTTGTGGTTATCAATTGGCGTACTGCTTTTTTTGTCGTGCCATGCGTAATTGTTTAACTCCTTTATTAAATTAGTGCTGCATGGGCTTACTATAATTTTATAGTCTTGTAATAATGATATGCCTGCGGTTATACTACCTTGCCCTTTTATAGCGGGTTCAATATTATTACCCATCGTTTCAAGTTCTGAAATTAATCGAGGTTCCGCACTATCTCCAATTATAAGGCTATTGTTTGCATGAAATTTATTAAGATCAAATATTTCACTTGTTGAAAGTCGTTGTTTATAAAAACGTTCTTTAACGTATATTTCTTTTTTGTCTTGGAATATTGAGCACTCTACTAATGTAGTAGGATCTATACTAAAGCCATAATCCTGACCGAAAATAGATAACCCGCTTTCTTTAAAATCCCCAATGTACCAATTATTAAAGATAGTGCCCTCCGCTTTATTAAGCCAGCCACCTAACATAATATTTTTATACTTGTCGGGACTTGATTCTTTTATTCTTTGCGCTTGATTTAAGAAGGATTTAGATAGGTTTTCTACATTGTCTAAATAAGTTGTATGTATGTAGGTGGTATCTTGGTATACTCCATTAAAACCCTCATTAACTCCCTTATCTTCAAAGAAACGCTTGTAAATCCAATGTTCTTTTGTCGTCGGGTTAAGAATTAATATAACCCTGTTTTGCTTTCCTTTTTGCCTGATAGATAAATCAATCCTATCAAACATCGTTTCGTCTGTTAATTCCTCAGCTTCATCTAATACCCATGCAGTAATGCCTTGTAATGATTTTAAGTTAGCCGTATTGTCTCCGCTTGATGCTTGTAAACCCCTGAATAATATCTCACTTCCAGATCTTACATTTGTGATTTCTTGCTTTAATACTTTGAATTGATTTACAAGCCCCAATAATTCTATTTTCTGTTCAAACTCTGGGATGATTGAAATGTGTGCGGAGGTCATGGTCTTACGTGTGAATAAAACCTTTTCGTTATTCTGGAATGTTAGGAGAGTACAAAAACGATTTGCTTCAAATGATTTCCCTGATCCACGCCCACCGGTTAGAATAAAGTATCTGGTATCGTTTCCTAATGCATTCCAAATATTACTATGCTTCTTTATCTTTTCCATAGATGGAATTTATATTGAAGTCTTTGCCGTTGGTTGTTATATCTGTTTTGCTTTCCATCCTATCAGTCCAGCCGTGATTAGACTTTAAGTTCATAATTGCAAGGCTAGGGACTATGTCGCCCTTTTTACCGTGACTAAAACAATTAGATTCGCATTCTTGGATTATGCGATTATATGTTTTAGAAAGGTTAGGAAATTTATCAATAAGATAAGGATATAATTGTCTGTACTGTTTCATATCCCTTGCTATCTCTCCTATAAAATCGTGCTTCATCTCAATAGCCAATGCGAGTGAATCATTCATAAACTTTTCAGCTTCATCAATGTTCCATACTTCCGCGTTATCATTCCTTTTAGGTGCTCCTGCCATACCTACAAATATACAAAAAATCCCCAACTATTAAGCTGAGGATTAACCAAAAAACTAAAATATGTGATTATGAAACACAAATTATTAACTGTAAATATAACCTTTTTATTTTTATTATCTAATATTTATCAATCCATCTCGTTTGGACCGGATGCATCGTCACTAAATTAACCAATTTGTCCCATGGCTCTGAAACCCATTTACCTTTTACTACTGACTTTCTTTTGGTTGGTTGTTTTATATCGTTGTTCATTTCTTTAAAGTTAATTCATTTCCAGTTAATGCGAAGTATAGATTTTGAAGTTGATGGAAGTATTTCAAATCTGCGGTTAATAATATTTGACGTTCATTAAAATATATTTCCGTTACTAATGTGAATTTATCCTCGTCATTTGGCCTTTGAGTATGAAATCTAAACATTTTATAAATATAGCTGCCTTTAATATGCGTTTCCCTAAAATTAAAGATAAAAAGCAATTCCTTAGCTATTGGTATCGGTTTTAATTCTTCAAAATTATTATTCATAAGGCAGTCAATATCAAATTCAACTAACAAGCCTAAATAATCTTTTACATAATTTCCAAATCTAATCTCTCTAGCTTTCATACCTACCAAAGATTAGCACTAATTACAATATATAGACCTAGTAAAAATATAGCTATTATACAAATGTAGGATAATATTATACTATGTTGTTTTTTAGTTTTCATAATCTATTTAATTAAGTATTCGGGTTTCTTTGCGTTGGTCATTTTATCGCTTTTATATTGATTTGGAATCGCAGATGCTAACATCGTTAATTCATAATATATTGCTTTGATTAATTTTTTAAGTGCTTTCATGGTGTTTTATTAGTTTGTAAATTTGTTCAACTCCGTTAACTATGTGAGGTTTTCTTGTTGCTCTATTGTAGCTTCCTACATCTTTATAGCCAAAAAACTCGGCAATGTCTTTATTTTGTATGCATAGCTCTTTTTGTATTTCTTGAATTGTTGTCATATATTATTAAAATTAAACTATCTATTTTACTGGATAGCCTTTCATTATATTTATAGCGAAGTCAGCTCTATTACTTTCGTTTGAGGCATTGTATAATAAGTTAAACAACTCCATCTGAGAAGTTGGTAACTCATTTATGAAATTGAACTCAGTCAAACGAACTCCATTTCTTTTTTCATTATCAAAACCGAAGATTAGATTTGAAACCATTTTACTACCTTTAGTAGAGTTTAATAATTTAATAGATAAATTTTTCATAATTTCTAAGTTTTAGCTTTATTGATTAATCAAAGATAATACTTATATACGTACTAAACTAATTAATTAACAAATATTTTCTTTTTATTCATTAACATTCATTCATTCTCTTAAACGGTTTCCATCTATCTTCATAGAATCTTTGCAATGTTTCGTAATTTAATTCATCAATCTCTTTAAATATAGGATGATAATCAGCTATAGAAATTTCATTCTTTAGATTATTAATTGTTAATTTTAATTTCTTTATTTCTTGGTTAAGTTCTTGATTTAGATTAAAATAACTAAAATTCAATCGTATTTCGCTTTGATTGATAAACAATGAGTCTATAAAATTATAGTCTTTTAATAGTTCTTTATCTTGTTTTAATAACTCTTTATTGAGCTTGTTAATTCCGTAGATTACATTATCATGATTAACCCTAATATACCCACCACATCTCGATAAATTAAAATTAGTAATGTATCTTTTGCATAAGTCGAAATAGATATATTTAGGGTAAACATAAGACCTTTGACGAGTTTTAGTCTTTATATCTATTTTATAAAAATCACAAACAATATCATATATTTTTTGGTAAGTCATCTAATCGTCGTTTAATAGTTCGTAATCTTCATCAATTTCATGAAGGCTTTTAATGTGCTCTTTGTACCATGTTGAAAAGTTAGTGCTTTGCCATGTTGTTGGTATTGTTGCTGTCATATCTTATCTGTAAAAAAGGAGTTAATATCCTTTAAATTATCAAGGTTTTTTATTGGTAATCTTGACAAAATATTACTTTTTTTATTTCGTATCAAGGTTACCGTTCTATCTGCGCAATCCCAATCTAGGTACAGCGTTTTAGATAGCTTCTTGGTCACGATAAACCAACCATAACCATGCTGACTAACAAACACATCGTCGTCCAACTCCTTACGTTTAAATCCTAGTTCTATAACGTCTTTGTATTTTATTGTATCTTGTTTCATAATAAATTAATTAAAGTTAGTGAGTATTCGGCAATAGCGATTAAGGCTATGCAAAGGATTAGTAAAATGTAAAATCCTTGTTTTTGGTTTTTTGTTTTCATAACCCTAATTTATTAATTGCTTCTTTTACTAAATCGCATTGAATTATTGATGCGGTCTTTATAAAAATCATTCCTCTTTTTTCAGCCTCTTCAATTAAATCTTCATCATCAAAATCATCTATATCATAATCATCACGATCACAATCATCTTCGCTTATAAGACCTAAAATACATTCAGCATATCTTTCAATATCATATTCAGGTATTGAATTTAATAAGAATTTCCACCAATTGCCTTCATACGATTCTTTTGAATAAACTATTCCGTCTATTGTTACTTTTGTTATTTTTTTCATAGTTTTAATTTATTTAGCTTAGGCAAATATAACTAATAATATTGAAATACCAACTATTATTTAAGAATTTCTTTTATTTCTTCGGTCATTGGTGTCATTGGAATACCATAATCTCTAGCTATGCTCATTTCTTCCTGCATGCCTTCGCTAATTCTATCACCGTATAATCTCAATTCATCTACGCAAGTAAATAGATGTGCGTTATTTTTAATTCCTCGCTGCCTTTGTTCTGGAATATTGTCATCTAAAGCCATTAGATCGACGATATAAGGAGCGAAAGGCAATACGTCGGGTTCGGTTAAGTTAATTTCTTTAATGATGCTTAAAACACGCTCTATGTTGTTTTTGACGTCTCCACCGATGGGGTGGGCTATGTATGTAATTTTCATTTTAGTAAATCATGTTAAATGTTTTGTAATTGATCTGTTGTTTGTCTTTGTTGTAGTTGTCCAAGCGAAGATCGTAATAGTCGAAAAACTTACCAACCTTAATATTATTATCAATATCAAATTTAATATCTTGGAAGTCTATGTAGTAAGACCCATGATTAAATTCTGCGATGGTCCCGATCTCATTGTTTACCCATCCTTCGAAAATTAATTCTTGTTTTTTCTCAAAGGCTTTTAAATAAGCTATTACGGCTTTATTATATTCTTCTTTCATGGCTATTTACTTTCGTTATTCCAAGATTCTAAAACCTCGATTAAACTATCAACTTTTTTTTGATACTTCTTAGGGCAGCGATTGCGGGAGACACTACTTTCGTTTCCCGCTAAATATCTGCTTAATTCTACCCAATTTATTAAGTCTTTTGGTTCTTTTAGTTTACTCTTAATCATCATCTCTTTCTACAGCACTATAATAGCCAAATGAATAGCCTTTAAGCTCATCATATTCTTTTTCCCAATCTTTGGGTACAGCAGCTTCAAATCTTGATTTTTGAATAGCATTTCCATCGTAAGTGTAGTTGTAAGTTTTCATAATAAATTTTTATTAGTTAAATTTTCTTGAGTAAGTATCCATTTGTAATTTTCTTTGAGCATCAAAATATTCTTGAGCACGAGCATATTCGTTCATCATTAAATCTGTTTTATTAACATAAAAATCTTCATTTCCGTCTGCCTCTATTTTTTCAGCAACTTCTTCCATTAAATCATAAATGGATGTTTTTCCTACCATTAAAAAATCAAATTCAAACTCTCTACTAATTACAGTTTCTAAAATTGCATTTAAAAGAGCATTACCATCTACGTTGTAAGCTGGAGCGCTTCCTTTAATTTCTTCAGCATTGTTGATGATTAATTCAACTCTTTGTTCTGGTGTTGTGTTTTTAGTGAAAGTCATAATTTCTAAATTTTATTTCCGACCTTATTGCCGATATGTAAATATACAATGATTATTGAAATAAACAACTATAAAAACGATTTATTATAAAATATTTTTTCTGTTTCTGTAATCGCTAATTCCCAACTACTATAAACCTTACTGCCCTCACGATAGAACTCACCGTTTTTAAACACGATTGCACGGTTGTATTATTTCAAGTTTTTAAAAAAGCATTTGGATCTTTCTCTTTTTTATAAACCTTATTATAATGGTCATAGTAAATATGGGTTATCTCGCCATTATCTAAAAACTTAATTCTTTCACAATAATGATTTCTTTCCATTCTGTTTATCCATTTATTTGTGTTAGCAATCTTTGTGATTGCAATCACTTGATATTCCCTTCCTAATTTAGATGTTCTTATTTCCATGTTTAGTAAATTATACCTTTTCCAGATTTTATGCAAAATGCTTTAAAACCGTTAGATTTTAATTGGTCTATCCTTAATTTTTGCAATGGTTTCAAAGTATCATTCACTTCTTTCACTTCAATCCATACTGTTAGTCCATTTTTTAAACATTGAAGATCAGGATATCCGCTCTTATTAAGTCTTATATTTTTCAAAACATCATAGCCTTTTTGCTCCCACTCTTTTATAATTGTTTTTTGATAACTCATTTGAAATCTTTTTTAAACACTGATAGTGTATAATTTTTTTTATCTAATACTTTTTGATATATTTTTTCCTCGATGCCGTCTTCTGCAAACAACCAATAAACATCGTTCGACTTCCTTTTCATAGTGGTTAGCCTATCCCTACTTTGCCAGTAATTCTTGCTACTAAAATCAATATTGTAGTAAACCAAATAATCCGCTTCTTTTAAACTTATCCCTTCGCTTCCTGATACAATTTGTAACGCTATCCATTTACTGGTTGTATTGAATTCTTCTAAATCATTTGTTAACTTATTACCTAAAACTTCCTTTAGTGCTTCATACTCGGCCTTGAACTTATAAAAGATAGCAATTTTATAATCTTTAAAATGATTTTTTATAAATTCAACTTTACTAAAGTCAAATATCCTATTTGTGCCATCTTCAAATAAAACAGTTCCAGAGTATATTTGATGTAACTTTTGCATTTCTTTAACCGCAGTATCTGCCATTATTTCGCTACCGTCTTTAGCAATAATAAATTTATTCTTTTTTAATTTATTGGCCAACTGATAAGTCAAAGGATTCATCTTTACTTTTATAATATTCTCTTTTACTTCTGTTTCAAAGCCAGCTTCTTTTTGTGTAAATGTTATAAAATAAGGGCTTATCAAATTTTTAAATAGATTATAATTTGCATCTGAATAATCCTTGACAACGGCATACCCTAAATGCCTATCTTTTATATTTACAAACAACTTTGCCCATTTATAGAAACTAACATTAGGGTAAAAAGGACTGTGATCGCTACACCAGAACTGATGAAATATTTGTGAGTATGATTCTGGATGTGGCGTTCCACTTAAAAAAATCATTGGGAGGTTACTATAATTATGTTTTATTAATTTGGTTATGTTGTTGGGTTTTGGAAATGCACCATTTCTATGGTGCTCGTCACTAATAATTAAATCATAATCATCTATAAATTTATGAGCCGATTCATTATTTATAACTTTCAATTTAAAGCACTTATCAAATCCAAAATCTTTATAATCTTCTTCAATAGATCTTATTGCGCGCTTTTTAGTAAGGAATAGAACTTTTTTAAATTTAGATAACTTAGCAATATTTAAAGAAGTTGCGCTCTTTCCAGTTCTCACGGCCATTGCTAGGTAAACAATATTTAGTTTATTTAAAATTTTAGCCCCTCTAACTGAAATTTCTGTTTGGTAATCTCTAAGTTCTTTCATTACTAAAATGCTAAATTATTATCATACTCTTTAAGAGACTCTCCTTCCCCAATAAACTCTACATATCTGCCTTGAACATCTTTATCATGTACCACCTCATAATCAAAGTATTCGCCAAATTTATCAAGGTATTTTTTGAATGATTTTTGTGACAGCTTATATTTTCCGTTTCCATAATCTGGATAGTCTGAAATGAAAGCCAAGTACAAATCTCCTTTATAAAGCCTTTCATTTATTAATATGTTCACTTCGTCAAGTTTACTCCATTCGTAGAACTCCATATTTGTTTCCGCTATAAATTTACGCATATTGATATTCTTGGCTTCCTGTACTATTAATCCATTTTTTAAATATTTTATTAAACAATATACCATGTAATTATCAAACTGCATAAACTCCTTTTCACTCCAATCATCAAATAACTGCCTTTTAAATTCATCAAAGGGGGTTAAATGTCTTCCGTAGTATTGCGAGATTTCTATTTCATGCCTTCGTCTTTCGTGACTATTCCCAGCACCTTTTATAGCGTAATTTGTGCTGACAACCATCTTAGGGCTTTCCTCAACAGTTAGCTTAATAGCGTCCTTATTTTTACGCTCCAGAGTTATTCCCTCGGTAACTATTGAGAATTTACTCTCAAAATCCCAGTTTTTCTTTACGTCATCAAAGACAAGTATTTGAGTGTCTTGTGAGACCGTTTGGTAAGGGAATGACTTCTTGTCATCAAATGTCTTACCGTCTAATATTGATACATTTCTAATTTGCCTTATACCTTGGACAAATAACCCTTTACCAGTGCCTCCTTCTGGGTTATCGCTTATAACCTCATCATTTAAGATTATAGCTTTGTTGTTCATCTTGTTTTTATAATTAGAAAGCAAATACCCGACTACGGCTTCTATTGCGTCAGGGCTTTCATTTGATATGTTATTTATGAATGTTTTATACTCATTTTCATTAGACTCTGTTTTATCGAAGTCTCTTTTTATTATTTGGCTTTCCCAGATATACCCATCTACATCAATGTAATCTACTAAATCGTAGCCTTTTTTAGTTACTTCTAAGATACCATTCCTATAAGCGATATAAGATTTTAACCTAGTGTCCTTAAGCATCATTAATTCAATAGTTTGAAGCATTAAAAGGAAGTTTTCAGAAAAAAGAGTTTGATAATTTACACAGTAACTCCACACCGATAGATGGTTGTTCTTAAGAAGGTAATCAAGCACATAATCTTTTATTTTTTCCGTCGATGTTTCTTGGACCTTGTTTGATTCAATTTTTACCCATGTAGGCTTCTGGCTATCGCTTGGGAAAAACTTTTTAAATCCATTTCTTTCTAAAAAGAATTTGTATTTAAGAGGATCTATTTTAGTCTTTGTCTTTCCTTTTTTATCCTCTTCAAAGTACCAAAAGAAACCTTGTTCGGCTTCGTCCTTTACATTATCGTAGTCGTCATCATTAAGGTTATACTCTTTTTTTATTTCCTCCTTATCTTTTTTAATTACATCTTTTTGTAGCTTCTTTTTTCTTTCGTAATCTTCAAATACTCGGCTTCCAAATTGTCTTTTACGGTAAACGTTCTTAATTGTCTTCTTTGCTTCATCTTCTGAAAACTCTCCTATAACAACGTTGTTTATAATATAACCTATCGCTGTACTTTCAGAGATACCGAACTCGCAAAACGCCCCAGAAATATCAAATATCAAATTATTCCTTTCACCCTCTACAAAGGATTTCTTCCAGTCCCATAGCATGATTCTATCAATAATCTTATCTTCATCTATTAAAGGTGTATAAGAGAAGTATTCTTTAGACTCAAAACCATCATCTATAAGTTTAGGTGAAAAATCAATAGCGTTTTTGTTTACATAAATATCTGGATCATAAGATTCAAAACAAACTCTTGAAATATCTGAATTTGAAATATCAAAATACTGGTATTTAAACTCCTTTGTAAACGATTTAAAGTATTTTGTATGCTCAAATTTATCTGATCTAGGTATCTTTATTAATGCCTTAAATCCATTACCGCTAGGGCTTCTAAAAATCAAATAAACGTGTTTATTGTTTTTCAATAATTCAAACGATATATTGTATTCTGATTCGTTAGGAAATTTATCAAAGTCAGTAATCATAAAGCCAGAATGTGAGGTGCATCCATCTTTGTTGCGTTCTGAAAACTCCCCAGCAAATAAGATAGCAGGAAGTTTTCTTTTTAAAATATCCTTTTCTTCTTTGTTTTTAGAACTTCTAATACGATCTATCAGTTCTTTAGAAGAGCCCTCTTTTATTCTCCTAATAACCTTATCAATAGGGACTATAAAAGGCACGTCCGTGCTTTTAAATAAATCTTTAAATACTGTGATATTCATATATTTGTTATATTTTTATAGCAATTATTATAAAAAAAACCTAATTAATTAAGTAATTCCTTTAATTTGTCTTCAACTTTAAAAGGCATAGGTCTATCCCCATTAAGATACATAGACATTAAAGGTTGGCTTATATCACATTTATCGGCAAGCCAAATAATCTTTAAGCCCTTATCCTTTATTTTATTTTTAAAGTGTGTCATAGTGTTCGTTTAAAAAGTAAAGATAGTCTTTTATATTAACATAACAAACAAAATTACATTAAATTATTAAAAGACAGTTATTCCACTTTGAAGACACTTTAAAGACACATTAAAGTCAATGAATACAAAGGTATTCCGCATTAGACACATTAAAATAGTATTTTGCTGCCCCCTATATTGAAATTCATTTCTATTTTGTAGGGGGTATATAGGATTACGATAATGTGTCTTTACCTATAATGTGTCTTTTAATAAAAAACCCGCCTACATAAATGTAAACGGTTTTTAAAATTGCTATTAATTAAGGCTAAAAAGATATTGCCAAACTTGATTTACGGGGAGTAGTTGAAACTTTTGGTACATCATTACCACTAGCATCAATTAGATCCTGTTTCTGAGCTGTTTTAAGCAATTCGGTACGATTGTCTAAATCTTCTTTTAACGCGCAGTAAATAGGGTCTTCTTTATAATTTATAGCATCCCCACCGCTTCTATAAGTTCCTTTTAATCCGAACGCTTCAAAGTTTTCTTCTGGTAGTGATTTTTTCAAAGCATCGGTTATGATACTCAAAGATTCCGATAGCCTTAAAGCTTGCGCAAATAACTCCTGTGGGTTGTGGTTTCCGTCTTCAATAAGTTTTTCCGCAAACTCTTTAGACGTCTTTGTTATCTCTTTTTTTGTCGGTAAAAAATTTGATGTAGCAATCTCTTGTTCACGCATTAAGTAAAATAAATCTTTGCTCATAATTTTTGATTTTTAAAAAGGCGCATAAAATTAATTATGCGCCTTGGTTAATTTTTAATTTTTAATTAAAATTCTAAATCTCCTTCGTCCATTTCTTTATCGGCTTCATATTTATCAACCACCGACCCTAAACGTTCACCTGACGCCTTAGGCATATACTCATTCATATATGCTTGTAAAGTTTCTGCAAATGGTCTTAACTTTGAAGAGTCTTTTATTTCAGTTGACTTTTTAAATACAGGGGAGCTATATTTGATACTCCCTTTCTTTCCATCAACAACGCTTGAAACTTCTACCCAATTTTGAGTAAAAAAATTATCGCCATTAACCTCAATGAATTTAGAGTATTCAGAAACTGCAGCACCTTTTATGGCGATGTTAATAATTTCTAGGTCATTGGTTACTGCATAAATTGATCTGTGATATTTACCACCAGCATCAATAATTTTAGACCTTATGTCTTTGTAAAGTCCTTTTGCTATTTCACCGCCTTTAAACGATTTGACTTCTAATTGTTCAGAACCTGTATAAAGTACTTCATTTGCATAAATTCCGCTTTCGCTTGCGTCATTCCAACCTTTAACAGTATGGTAATGTTCAAGTATAACGAATTTTAAAGGAAGTGGCACTTTGACGTTTTCTTTTTTCTCCTTGTCGTAGTACGAGAAGCATTTGTCATTTGATTTCCATTCAAGGAATTTGGCAGCAGGATTGCTACTCTTTTTTTCGGGTCTTTCTAACCAACTCATAATTAATAATTTTAAATTACGCTTAATCTTGCCGTAAGCGCGTCGGCGTTATTAATTTTTATAAACAACACATTTTTTCATAATAGCCGCATCGGCTCTATTTGTTATGTAAATATACATTAAATTAATTAAATATCCTATTCATTTTTAAGGTTAAACGAACTTTCGCAATATATAAAGTAATCTGAAATGTCTTTATCCGCTGGTTGTATCTTGAATTTTTGATATGCTATTAGGTTCTCGACTGTGTTTACTTTTACTTTGGGTAATAATTTAAGCGCCAATTTGTCAAATAAAATAACATGGTTAAGTTATAATTGACGCTTGTTTTGGTTTATAATAATTCTGTTAATTCATTAGCCTTCTCTGTTTCACCATAGTCATTAAGCATCTTTACAACGTGTTTACGTTCTATGTACTGATGGTCAAGCGGGTGGTCGTGAAAATGCTTCTCGGCTATGTGTAAAAATAATTCTCTGCTATTCTCTGATATTGTTGTTGCCATTATATTTTAGTGGTTTTATATTTAATATTCCAAACTCCTATTGTTCTGAATGAAAACCCTATGGTTATCGACTTTTTATAGAAAAACCCAAACATTTGAGTGTCTAAATTGGGCCATTGTAATACTTCTATAAAAATATTATTCTTTGTGAAATTGTGACTTATTTTCATAATATTTAGTTTTTATTGGGTAATATCGTTTTCAAAACTCTTTTCAAGTTCTTTAATCCTATCGTATTCTTTATACATTCCTTCGCAGTGCATCTCTATTTCGCCGTCACTCATTTCTTCTCCGTCTAATTGCTCGAACACATCGCTATTAATATGTAATTGAGCAACTGTGTGTTCATCTTCTTTTGTTGTTGATACTCCTGTTAATTGATCATATTCGTATGTAAACATATGTATTAGTTTTTTGTTCGGTACAAATATACAAAAGTTTATTTTATTAAAGCAAAAAAATAAATTAGATTTATAACTAAATTTGTTATATATTTGTAATTAAATAAATAAGATATGAAGGTAGGTACACAATTAATGATTATTAGAAAGGATAAGAAAATTAATCAAATTGATTTAGCTAAAATGGCGGGCGTTTCTGTTCCGACTATTAGCAAGATAGAAGGTAACGGCAACACATCAATTAGCACTTTAGAGGCAATATGTAAGGTTTTAAAAAAAGAGGTTGTTATTAATATTGTGGATATTAAAGATGATTATTAGTTGCTATTTAAAAAGACAAAATTATGAACTTAATATACAATAAAAAAGAAAAACAAACAGTTGAGGTCAGCATTGTGCAAAATAAAGAAAAAATATCCCTTGAGTTTTCATCTGATTGCGGGAAGTTCGGGACTCATGAAGTACTCTGCGGATGGGCGTTAACTCCTGAAAGATTAATGCAAATATTAAATGATCGAGAAGATATTAGTGATTACGAATTGTAGCCTTTAAAATAACTTTAGATGTTTATTATGGGTGACGCTTAGTGTATGGCAAGTAGCCGATTTAAGCACGGAATGAAGTAAATAAACAGTAATTAATAATTAAGCAAATAGTTTCAAAAAGACCCGTAACACGGCTATTTGCTATACATAGTGTTGTAGGGCGTTATTATTATGAGCTTAATTTTAAAAAAATCAAACAAACTAATTAAAGAACTGAATCTTTATGAAAAAGCAAATGGTAGAGTTCCTAATGATTGGAAGGGAATTGTAACTGTAGCTAGTGAGTCTATTGAAGATGCTAAAACTTTTGAAGAAGCGGTAGTTCCTCTAATGAAGTGGTTGAGTGAAAATATGCACCCCCACGCAACAGTTATAGTGACAGGTACTAGAGCAGAATTAGTAGAAGGTTTACAGTGTTATTTGAACGATAAATTTATTGTTGACTAATGCACTACAACGTTTCAGTATATGAAACGACTTGTAAATAAGCAAAATCTAAAGTGGTCGGATTTACTCACTTAATTAATAAAAAATATGAAAACATTTCAGATTACACAAAAATTCGGAGAAAACGGGGGATTAGGCTTTGAATACTTTGATATAGATGAAAATGCAACAATTGAAGAAATAGAAAAAGAAGCAATTGGAGTTCAAAAAAATGATTATGATAATAGATTCCCTGGTTTTGCAGGAAGATCACTTGAAAGACCAACGATTAGAGTGATGGAATTTTTAAACGGAAGAAAACCAAAAGGAGGTATTGATTTCAAAACTAAATGGCGGTAGTTCATCTGTTGCCTAACGAAATGTATATGATTTCGGTTGTTTTTCACAACTGAATTATATACGGTGTTAGTTACTGTTATTTTTTAGAGCGTTGGCAAATTAATTTTAGTAAAAATTAAAATATATGATACAGATAATAAATAAAGACTTTAGAGATTGTGAAATACCAAAAGGTTTGACAATTACAGACCCTCCTTATAATCAAGGATATGCGTATAATCAATATAAGGACAGAATGAGTGAAGATGATTACATTGAGTTATTATCTAAAATACCAACGCCTTGTGTAATTATACATTATCCAGAAGAAACTATAAATTTACTACCTAAAGCAATAAAAGGAAAATGCGAACAAGTTGTTTGTTGGGTTTACAATAGTAACACAGGAAAACAAAGTAGAATTATAAGTTGGTGGGGGTGCAAACCTGATTTTAGAAAAGTAAGACAATCTTACAAAAACCTAAAAGACAAACGAATTATAAAAAGAATTGCAGAAGGTAAAACAGGTGCGAAACTTTATGACTGGTGGAATGTAAACCAAGTTAAGAATGTAAGTAAAGAAAAAACAGAACACCCTTGCCAAATACCCGAGGAAATTATAAATAAGATAATTAGAACTACTGCAAATGATGGTGATTTAATTATTGATGTTTTCGGAGGAAGTGGAACAACTGGAAAAGTTGCAGAAGATTTAGGGTTTGATTCTATTATGTACGACATTGATGCGAAATATTGTGAGATTATGAGTGAGCGTACAGGCTTGGTGGCAAAAAAATAATTGTTACTAACTAAGGTATAGCAGTAACAAAGGTGCTGATAGTAACCCTAAAGGGAGGGATAGGAGTATGTTTTGTGTAATATAAGATATTGAAATTAAAATATATTAACCCCCAACTTAACCCCAATACTATTAAAATTATATTGAAAGTTATGATCAGCGTTAATGCCAATTATTACAGTGTTCCTAATTTGATAATCCACCCCCACTTCAACACTTTGCAACATTGGAACAACGGACGCACCACCGTAAATGAATAAACCACTCATAGGGACTATTTTAGATACCGTTGTAGTGGTTTCTTTTTTTTTATACTCAATTGTCCCACTAACATCTAATAAGTCACCAGTCGTGGTTATTTTTAACTTCGCAGTAGCGTTATTAGCGGTTAATTTAGTATCGTATTGATTTGCTTTGATAGTATTATCGTTTGGGGTTTTTACGTAAACGATTGAATCTTTAAATATTGTTTTGCCTTTTATATATCTTATTTCACTTTTTGAAGTATCGATATAAACTGGTTTAACACCTTTTAAAGTGGCTGTTCTTACGCTATCAATAATATCTTTAATGTTTACTTCTGTTTTAACTTTGATTATCGGTTTAGGTTCGCAGCTTTTAACGATAATAAATACCGCTATGATCGACACGAAAACAAACCAATTCTTTTTAATGAAGTTCATAATTCACTATTTATTAGACTTCCAATTCTTAACATCCTGAACGGTCATAAATCTACGTTTTTGTTCCACCCCGCGAGCGAACGTGTTATTGTCCTTGTCCTCGTTTACAAGTTCTACGACTTCACTAAACGTTAAAGACTTAATTTGAGTGAGGACTAATTTAATAATCGTAGCAACACCCGCTATTTTTGCCAATAGGTCAACTCCAATAAGTCCTGCAATATTTGCATCTGAATTAATTGAATCGATTGAAAATAATACAATTGTTGCTAATGTTAGAATAAAATCCAATGCTTTTAAATTTTTCATTTTAATTTGTTTTAGATGTTAAAGATAATTAAAAATATATAGTTTCCGTACACTTAGTCAAATCAACTACACGAATAGAATTAGGCTTTGTGTTGCGCTCCCCTGTATCACAATGAAGCCATGTGGTAGTTATGCGTTTATCTTCAATCCTACGAAGCCCCACGCAATATAGTTCTTCTGCGTTATTCTTTACGATGTTGTAAAGTTCTAATCCGTTTCCTTTTAAATCAATTGCTTTGCCTTTACGATGTTCAGAATTTTTACCACCAACATCACTTCTAACCGTACGAAGACCGGACCACTTGCGAAGACCTCTATTGTCCTCTATTGACTTAACAATGTCAATATCTGAATAGCCTCTATTTTTTAAATCTTTGTAAGTTCCCCACCATGTGTTAATTACTAAAGGCTGTCCGTGCAATTCCCTTACCTTTTGGGCTATCTGAAAGACCTTAAAATCCATTTTGTCTAATCCGTTGTCTTTATCAAAAAGATACGTGTATGGATCTAAAAATTCATCGAGCATAAAATTTTCGCTTACTTCAATTCTTTTCATTTTTTAGTTATTTTATAGATTGTTTGTATTCAATTTCAAAAACTACCCTAATTATTTTATTATTGGTGGTTTCCAATTTTAACTTTTCGATACGCAACTCGATTGGCTCTGCTACATCAATAACCTTTATATCTGTCTTTTGAGCATTAACAAATAAAAAGGGCGCTATTAATAATATATTAATTAATCTCTGATTCATTTGTTTTTTTATTAAGTTCTAAATATTTGAATAGCATATCTTGCGAGAATTTACCTTGCTCTTTTAAATAAATTAAAAAAGCGTCTTGAATACCGTCGGCTCTCGCTTGTTGCCTATTTAATTCTATTCTATTATTAGCTCTGATTGCTTTTTTATCGCCCTCCTGACTTACGATAACAAAACAAAGCGACACTATTATGGCTGACATTCCTACGGTCAATTTTTGTTGAGCCTCTAAACTTGACCACCATCTGAAATTTAGGTCTTTGAAAATTGTGTTTAACATAACGTTAATAAAAATACGGACATAGCGCCTAAAATTGTAGCCAATGCATCAGCTATTTCTGGAGTTCCTTTTTTTAATCGTTTATCCCATAGTAATTCTTTTCCAATTCCGAACACCATGGCAATAGATAAGGCTATGTAATTGTTTAATAATATATTTGCAATTAAAAAAATATAAATTCCTGCTAATATGTGTAGGAGTTTATCTTGTTTTGGTAATTTCATTGTTTTAATGTTTTATAATATAATTCTTGGCATCCGCCTATAAAATGCTTTGGATTTATTGGATAAACTCGATTAGGCTCTAATTTGTCTAAAATATCTAATTGATACAATACGTCAACGGCTATTTTATCGTTAATTATTGGAGCCGTAATCTCATTAAAATATTCGTCATAAGTTCCTTCTTTGACAACCAGATGACCTAATATAACAATATTAGCGTTTTCGATATTATCTAGTAAATCGGGCAATTCTATAAACTCATATTTGGCGTATTCCATTAGTACATGGTTATTTTTTTATACTCTCCCTCTGGTATTCTGTAATATGTTGGTATTGCAGAAATAGTGTTAATCAATCCATCAGCTTGATATTCTTTTATTTCAGATGTTGTTTGTGGAGGAGTTACTGAAATATTGTCGGCTAATCTTGTTATTGATGAGGCATTTGTGGGGATATATGAAGTAATCTTAGATGATTGCTCTAATTGCCAACCTATCATCCTAAAGGGTTTTGTCTGTTCTTTATATTTCGAAATTCCTAAAAAATTATTGTTTGGAGAAGATGTAAATATAATTGTTCTGGATACTCTCCAAATATTAGTATTAGGGATATTAAAATAATCTACTTCGGAGGACACTGATCCACCAATATTTAAAAGAAAGTTGGCGTTTGAATCAGTGCTCAAATTAGAAGCTATAGGCTTTGCCTCACTGTCGGTTAATATAAACACACTATAAGTATAATATTTATTTAATTCAAAATTAACCGAACTATATCCGTAAATTGTAGATAAAGAATTATTGAACCTTACTGATTTTGTAAATCCTATCCCAAATTGGCTTGCGTCTTCTGAAATTCCTGATTTAATATTTAGACCTACTATATCTTCGCTATGCGTAATAATATTAGTGGCTTCGTTTTCAACTAATAAAACGCCCTCACCCGTTGACCAATCAATTCTAGGTATATTTGTTTGTGCAACTTTTAAAATTCCGTTTACATCTAAATAAGTAGCAATACTGTTTCTTAATACTGTAAAATCACTACTACCATTTTTAGGTAATGCCGAATGAAGAGCGCCATTACTGTAAGCGGTTGGTGTCAATAAAAGTTTTTCACCTCTATCAATAATATTTTTTGTATTGTTGTTTAAAAATGAGGCTCTATCCGCCAACGCTCCCAAAGGCGAATTAAACACTAACTGACTGCCAATGTACACCTTTTTAATAATGCGCTGTACGTTCGTGGTGTAGTCCATAACATTCTTAATAATATATCCGCTGTCGTTAATCATTTAGTATGTATAATAAATTTTATTTTCTTTTGTAGGCAAGGCATCGAATTCAATTTGTGTTAATAGCACTCTGGCTTTTAATTCTTCTAATTGTTGAGCTGTGAAGTCGATGTAAATAAACGGATCGCCTTTCTGACCAACCGTTCCCACGTCACCCTTATCGCCCTTATCGCCCTTATCGCCCTTCTGGCTATTCATAAATTCCTGTACAGTACCAGCATTACCCAAATCTAACCAATATTGATAAGTCCCTTTGCCCGTAAGACCAGGAGCACCACCATTATATATATCCTGAGTTACCGTTCTGTTTTCTTCAACTATATCTACACTTACTTTCATAATTTGCTATTAGTTATATCTTGTAAAATTACTCGCTTACCAGTTCTAGTCGATAACGTAGGTCTGCTATTATTAATTAATTCTATCGGCCAAACAAACTCCCAATCGTGGTAATATGTGTCTGGTTTTATAGTCACAATATGCGTTTTAACATTATACCATCCGTCTAATTCTCTTTCTATTACAATATAATTAGTCTCAGTTGTTGGCTCTGTCGCAAATGTTTGAGCACAATAACCTCTACTATTCTTAAATTGTATAGTTATATCTAAATCGTTATAAGCAACTCCCGTATCGGTGTCGTATATTCTAAATCGCATACCCCCAGGGTTTCCGTTTAAAGCGGGGAAAAAACTATCCCCTCTTTTTAATTCTGGAAAATTATATATCTCGTTTGTCATAATTTATTTATCTACTTCGTTTAAATAATTCTCTAAATAAGTATATCCATTGGGCGCAGTGTCATTATGATTTTTGCCACTTGGTACGTTTTGTTGAAACCAAACCTCTGGAATATGTGCGTTTGACAAATAAAAACTAGCTGGCCTAGTATTTACAGGAGTAGAACTTATTGTTGCCTGAAAATCAGAATACCTAGTGCCTGTTATGAATGTATGCCTAGTTTTTGATGGGTCAGATGGACTTACCGCCCCATCCGCATCGTATGGCTCAATCACCCCGTTTTGTACATTATTTACATAATCAGTATCAGGTGCATCCATGTGTATTCCAAAAGTTCCATCTTCATTCAAGAATTTATTAGTCCCACAGTCTGCCACTACGTCAATAGAGGCATCTAAAGCTGTCATTATTTCGTTATTAGTAATACCAATCAGAGAGTGTCTGTTTGTTGTGAAATTGACATCTAAAAGTCTTTCCGACTGAGTCCCTAAATCATAGTTATACCAAAGTGGCTTATTATCAGCATTGACATCTATAAAGTGGTCTTGAATTATATTTCCAGAAGTATATATATCAAGAGTTTCGCTCCCTTCATTAGCCATATTTACATAAGCCTTGTAACCTTCTTGACTAGGAAATGGCCCAGTAGGTCTAGTACTCGTATTAAAACAATAATTATTTATGTGATTTATTTGAGCGTCATAAGCGTTAGATAATCTTTGGCTCCAGTTGTAAATTACGTTGTTGATAATATCCGTTCTCCCTTTGCTGTAAACATTTGGCGTGCGATGAGAAATATTGTAGAATAAGGAAGTCATAAAACTATTATCTCTACTGAATTCTCCTAATGACCCTATATCTCCCATTAGACTTCCTTTAGCAGATTCAGCGAGTATGCCCCTTTGGAAGGTAATGTTATTAGTATCACGCCCTCTAATTGAAAAGGCTTCATCTCCCCCATAACTTAAAGAACAATGATCAAAAATATGGGTGTCTCCATAAGCCTCTGTCCCATTGAACACGGCTATTTCGGATGAATCACTGTCGCTATCTTGTGGCCTTATCCGTAAAAAACGAACTATTCTATTGTTACCTACCCCAAATTTAATATAAGTTGATGCAGAACTTGTCGTAATGGTAATACCGCCCTGTGGTGCTGATTGTCCTGATATAGTGATATTATCACCTAAAATATTTAAACTCGAAGTTAACAAAATTGTTCCGCTTACGTCAAACACAATAGTTGCGGGCCTTGGTTGAGTAACTGCCCATCTGAAAGAACCGCTATTACTGTTATCTAAATTAGTGACATGATATACATTGCCACCCCTTCCTCCAGTTGCTGCTGCTCCACCTCCGTAAGCCGTCGGGAAGGCTTTAACCAAAGGCAATGGGATAGGATCATTCGAACCTTTAATCTGCTGATTTAAGTATTGGAGTTCATATAACATTTCTTTGCACTTTTTATTTATATAGATTAAAATATTACACATAATTTACAGTTGCTCTCTTTTGGTGTTCTGAAATTACTTTTATTTTTTATAACTCTTTTATTACAAAGTTCTAAACTCGACTACATTCGAGAAAGATGGTGTGTCGCTCATTCCGCTACCATTGTACATAATGTCACAAGTCGCAAGCTTAACGATATATTCCGTATTTGACTTTAAACCTGTAAGTATCTGATTACTACCAGTTATTTCAAAATCATTCGGCAAATATTCTGTTTTTGGATCGAAAACTTCCTTTTCTTTTATCCATATTTCGTGAAAATCTATCACATTAAAGGATGAGGGAGTGGTGAAAATTAAAGTAATAGTAGTTTCTGTTTTTGAAACTGATAAATCTGCGATTTTTGATGGGGAGGTAAAGTTTGTTACCTCTCTAATAATTGCCCCTTTTGATTTTGCATTAAGTATTTTATCATTTGATGCAATTGAAGGATTAATGTATATTATGTTTTTTTTTGTTGATGGGTTAATTTTGTAGTTAAAGAAGGCCTCCGCTCCTAAATATGTTAATAAAGGAATGTAAAGTCTGTTTACACCGCCGCGCCAATTATGAAATGTATATATACCCGTAGTGGAATTGCATTTTGGCAAATATATGTTATTAGGGCCGTCTATCGAGAACCCATTTGACTGCTCCTCCCATGTTATTAGATTAGGAAATAAAAAATTAATATCTGAATTATCGGCAAAGCTCCTTGTCTTAGTTATTTGTACTCTTCCATCGACATCAATGAAATAATAATTGAAGCTACTTGTAAATGTGTCGTAATTAGAGAAGCAATCAATCGGTATATTATAGTTTTTGCTAATATAAAACTCGACATTAACCCCTGCAATTTTGAATTCTTTAATATCTGAAATAGATACGGCAAGTTTTAATGCCAATTCCTCTTTTGTGGTAATGTCAAGGCCAATACCCCCGATAAAAGTATTAGGTTTATATTTTGTGACGGCAAATAACATTTTCTTACTCATAGTCTAATCCTTTTGGGAAATTTGCATTTTTACAAATGTTGATTTAACATACTCAATAACTATTGTATTAACCCTTGCTAAGTCAAAATCCCCCGTTTTATATTCAAGTAGTTTCGCTGAAAATGTTGGTATATGCGTGCCTACTAAGAAATGAGCGGTTATAGTTTTAGTTTTATTGGTGGCTGGCAAATCCGTTAAAGCAATTGAAGTTGCCGAACTTATCGTTAACAACCAAGTTTCCCCAGAGGTCATGGAAATATTATAAGCTCCAGAAACTGATGCATTCTCAATGAGTCTATCATACAGAGGCCTAAACTCAACATCACTACCAATATCAGAAATATTCAAAAAGAAATACTCGTAACCTCTTGCCGTGCCTGTATAATTAGCAACCATATACATATCAGTATTAGGCACAAAATTCGACCCACTTAACTTTGTGGCATTAGTAATAGTTGGTTCATTCAAAGCGTTTATTAGAACTCTATTGGATGAATTAATTATAGGCGTACCTACTTTAATGCTGTACGTCTCGTTTGCGTTTGGACTTCCAAAGTTTGCTAATATTTCCTTTGATAAATTGAAATTTAGAACTGATTCTGTATTTTGAATTATTGTCACGGAAGTGCCACCTCCTATCATATTGACAACATCCTGAGTAGTTAGTTCTGAACCTCCTGACAGCGTATAATCGCCATTTTCAGTCGATATATCATTACCCGTTTGTATTTTAACTTGATCAATAAATAGCCTAGCACTTCTGGCTTTCTTTGTTATTTTAATTTCTGTTATTTCTGCATCGCTAAATTTATTAAGAGGTATTATTATAGATTGATATAACATATTAGTATTATCATATCCATACGTGCCCGCCTTTACGTATAAAGTTTGAGTGCCTATAGACAAGGTAAACACATAACCTGTACCAAGACTTTCTAATAGTTTTAACTTAAATATAAGTGTAGAATCAGTATTAGTCAAAGGTGCACTAGGTGTTAAAGTAACCGACGTTTCAATCGCTGAACTGTCCATTAAAATAGCCTTAACGCCTGAAAATGGGTCGCTAACATCCTCTAAATATATGTCAGAATTAGAACCTAAAGCGTCAAACTCACCGCCCGCAATACCCGTATTTTCATCATAAGCTAAAATATTGTTAATAGTATCGGGCGAGGTCGTATTTGCTTTTATGGTAACAAAAGTAAACTCTATTTGATTGTCAGGGTTTTCTAATAAAGGCTTAGAAGGAGGCGTGGTTGCCTCTCCTTTTATTACAGATATTTGTGGGCCAGCCAATACTAATTCAATAATAACCAAATCAATTCTATCATGAGCTGGGTCGGCTGCATCAAAGGTAATAACGTTACTTAATGGTTGGTCGTAATAAAATCCGTCAATACGATATTCATTGGCTATAAATCTATATTGGTAGTTGGCTATATGCTCCGAAGAGCCACTTATAAGTCCATCTTTGCCAGTGGGTACTGTACCGCCTCCATTACTTTCTAATATTCTAGCAAGATCCACCCTATGCAAGACATCTCCCACCGATAATATTACGTCCCCATTTGTTAGAGTATTATCTAAAGGTAATTCACTTGCTTTAATTGGTATTAAATCTGCCATTATGGATTTGTATAAATTGCGTTGTTTAATTCGTTGACTAATGCTGCATCATCATAATCCGCTATAACCCCATTAGGGTCTTGATTGTCTATTAATCTAGGTATTGCGAAGCCTTCTAAAGTCATTTCAAAGTTAGCGATATCATCGGTTTCGTAAGTGTTACTAATGTCTTTAATATAGGCCATTCCGCTTTCAATCATTCTGCCTGAAGTTCGTCTTTGCCATTCAATCAATAATCTATTTCTTTTTAACTTTACTAATTCGTAATAGTTCAAAATATTATTACCAGCTTCTAAAACAGTTTGACCTGCAAAAGAAATGTTATAAGACTGCATATTTGGTCGGCTTGTGGTCCATCCTTTGTTATCTCTGGTGGTTGTGTTTATCATTTCAGCGCTTTCGCTCATACCGTTTGAGGTTTCACAAGATATTGGAACCCAGTAATCCTTCCATTTAATATATAATATTGAGTCTTTGCCTTTTACGTACATCTATACTATTGTTGGTTTTACTACGTTGCCATAATCAATATTCTTTTCATAATCTATATTTTGGTTAACGTAATCAGGTATTTCCACTAATTCCAAAGATACAATATTTTTAGATGTATCATATCTATAAGATAAAGGTAATAAATTCCCCTCAATATTATTGATATTGAACACGCTTAAAAAAGGCATAGAACCGTAAGTGTCTCCTATAAATAGTTTTTGTGGCCTAATTCGAGCCTTTACAGTGTCCTCTACCATTATTTGTAGAATTGCCTTGTCTTCACCTGTTCCCTTATGTCTCCATGAGCTTGTATTTGTGTTCGCTAACGTCTTAATTGTTCCCTCGTAAATATCAGACTCCATATCACCGTTATAGATAGTGATATTATCTTCCACTATACTAGATGATCTCGGCTGTCTTATTGCTGTGTGAAACTCGCCTTTTGTAATTTCTGATATTGATTCTCCCAAGAATCCTATTTGCGTTATATAAGAATAGCTTTCGCTAGGAGGGTTAATACATCCTAATATTGTGCCTCTAGCATTAACCCCGTTTACAATTATAGTCATTAACCCATCAAAAGGAACAGACGCTATGGGTTGGCTAAAAGATAAAGCGCCCGCACCGTATGTAATATCATCAAATTCAGTTTCGCCTCCGTTTATTTCGCATGTTTCGGTGACTGTGTATCCATTTTCTATCACCCAACTTCCATTGGTCGTGAATGAGTCAACCCATTCTGTGCCGTTAAAATACTTTGTTTGAGTTCCATCTGTTAATTTGATAGTAACGTATAAATCATTATGATAACCGATTGAGTAAAACTCTAACTTAAGTCTAAGTGAATCACCTTCTATCACGTTCGCATTTTGTGATTCTAGTTCTGGATTTCCGTAGGTTATAGCCTCGCCATCCCACCTAACACCTCCGTCGGCTGAAAATTGAGTAAACTGTCTGTCGGGTAAAAAGTTCCATCCGTCTATAATTCCAGCATTCCAAACTAAATTGGCGTTATTAAAAAAGCCTTTTAAAAGGCCGTATTTATAATGCACTCTAAAAGCCGAAACACTACCATTAATATTAATCCTTTGATTTCCATTGCAATGATGCGGGTAATAGGCGTCTATCTGTGATCCAAATTCAAAGGATATATTTTTAACTGGTAGCCTCTCGCTATACACACCATTAATATATCTATAGAATTGTACATCTTTAGAAATTGCCACATCCTGAGGACGATAAATATACCATTCGCCGTTATATTGGTGGACGATTGCACAATATTTTTCTAAAACAGACCTTAACACCTCATCGCAGTCCATTATATTGTCTTTCTCATCATCTTTATAAAACCTGTCTGCGCTTAATTTGGTAGCGTTTAAAACGTCTATAGTTGATTCCTCTGATACCATTATCCCCTCATGGAATAAGCCAATATCAACGTTTATTGGCATAGGTATAGATGTTCTACGCAAGCAATTATAAACGATGTCTATTTCCTTCATGAATCCGACGAAGTAACCCCCAACATTATTTACAAAAGATAGGTTTTTAAGAACTCCTAAGCCGTCTATACAATCTAAAGAAATAGTATAAAGCTCATTTACAAAATCAGTATAAATCCCATCTGGTTTTACAAATCCCTTAAAAGCAACGACTTCATCTATATAAAAATCTACGGTTAAATCGGTCTCGTTTTCTGAGTACAAATCGGTTAAGTCTATGTTTGAGTCAGCTTCTAAATTCAAAGTAAGCATTGATCCTCTAAAACACTCTAAAACTCTTTCGACTTTAGCATATTCTAAAACAGCATTACCACGTATTTCGGATGGTTCGCCAATAAATCTAACGTCAAATATTTCGGCTCTAAATTCTTTACCTATTGTATCTGTGTAATTTAAAGTATATTTTAATGCCATTATAATAAATTTAATTGACCGCCTGAACGTCTGTTTCTTTCCAAAGTACGACTTAAAACTCCTACTAATTTTTGCCCTTCTATTTCAAAGACTACCGTACCGCCTCCAAAACCTCCTGAGCTTGGCGAGCTTGATCTTGGAGAAGTGTATCCACCACTTGAGCCACCACTGAAAGGAACCGACCCACCGCCCCCACCTTTAGGTATGTTTGAAACAGAGCCTTTTATAAATGCACCTAAAGCTACTAAGGCAACACCCGCAGCAATAGCGGTAAATGGATTTGTAAAAGCTGTTTTTATGGCTATCATACCTACACCAACAGCTATAGAGGCCTTACCCAATTGCATTGCAATATCTCCAATAGTTCCTAGTATCCCTTTACCAATTACATCAATAACATTACCACCGTTGGACAGCGCGTCACCAATACCCGCAAATGTATTCGCTATTCCGTCGGAAACCCCACTTGAAACAATACTCGAAAATGCTTCAGATAGGTTATAATTCATTTCGGCTATTAATACTTTTGACTCATCAACTTTCGTCCTATATAATGTAATCGCATTATCAATCGACGTGCTTAAAGTGGCTCCTAATTTTGCAAAATTACTTTCTACATTAGTTAAATCAAAACCTAAATTTAAAGGAGTATTTTTTAATCCACCAATAATACTTTCTACATCATCATTAAGTTCTTTCTTAGTTTCTTCTATTTTTCCATCTTCGAATAATTTAATATCGGTTATTAATGCTTTTTTTCCCCCTATTAAATTAGCTAACCTTTGTTTATCATTAGCTTCAAAATCTGAAATTATTGAACTTACACCGTCCGAAATGTCTTTACCTACACTTACAAAACCTTTGTAGTAAGCACTTCCAATTTCTGAAATACCTTTTCTTATATCACTTACGCTGCCACTAAAAACCCCTTTTAAAATAGTCCCAATTCCTCCAAATATATCAGCAGTTGCTTTTGCAAAAGATTTAAAGACCTCGTATGCAGTCGATAAAACGTTTTTAATAACTGAAAACGCATTCTTAAAATACAATGATAAACTTTCAATAGCGTATCTTAAAACTCTACTCTCATTGTATAATTCAATAAAATAATTTATTGTGTTTACTATATAGGGCTTAATCTTATCCCAATTATCAGTAATAGCATAAACAACGCCCGCAATGGCTAAGGCGACTAAACCAATAGGTCCAGTAAGCAATGCGAACACACCACCTAGAGAAGCAACACCCGCAGTTAATGCTGGCAATAATGTTAAAAACAACCCAAAACCACCGATTAATGGCCCGATAGCAGCAACTAGAACACCTACACCGACTATTATTTTCTTTGTAGTTGGATCCAATGCGTTAAACTTTCCTATTAATCCTGTGACAAACTCAGATATTTTTTTGATTGCTGGCGCTAATTGCTCTCCAATAGCTATCATTGCGCCCTCAGTAGCTGATTTAAGATTAGCCAATGACCCTGTAAGAGTATTGTCCATTATCTTAGCCATCTTTTCCGCAGAACCTCCTGCGGCTAAATATTGAGTTTCTAAGGCTTTGGCGGCATCAGCGTTATCCGCTAAAACAACCGCGGCCGTTGCTCCCTCTATTCCGAAATACTCAATTGCCTTTGCGCTTTTATTTGAAGACTCTCTAATATCTTTAAATGCAGCGTCCATTGAAACTCCTGACTGTGCTAATTTTAAGAATATGTTTCTTAATGCCGTCCCCGCTGTAGATGCCTCAATACCTGAATTTACTAAAATAGATAATGCGGCCGTGGTAGCTTCTAAACTTTGATTTGCTGTCTTTGCTACTGGCGCAACCGTCGCCATAGCTACCTTGAATTTCTGTAAGTCTAAAGCCGAACTTGAAAATGATTTGGCCATTACATCCGCTATTCTTCCTGCATCAGCCGTAGCTAGTCCAAAACCTTGTATTGTTGATGCTGCCACCGTTGCAGATTGTGCTAAATCTTCGCCAGTCGCAAGCGCTAAGTTTAGTATAGCGCCTGTAGAATCGTTAATCGCTTTAGTATTAAAACCTAACTTTGATAAATTTAACTGCAACCCTGCGACCTCGCTTGCGCTAAATCTTGTGGCACTACCTAAATCCATAGCTGACTTTTTAAGGCTTTCAAACTCATGAGAAGTAGCACCTGAAATAGCTTTTACTTTTGCCATTTCTTGACTAAAATCTGCAAATGTTTTAACAGCTAAACCTCCTAAAATTGACAAAGGTGCTGTTATGCCAATAGACATTTTCGCACCTATAGATGAAAGTTTATCACCAACTTTTGCTAAACTATTTATTTTAGTTTCAAACTTACCTAATTCACGCCCTGCTTTATCTAGCCCTTTTTGTAAGCCGTCAATTTCAGCGCCAATCGATACATTTAATTCATTAGTTGCCATTTACCTTATTTTTATAATCTTGCATCGCTTTGTTAAAACTCTCTCTGTGTTCGTCTGAAACCTTTGGTTTTATGATTTCACCTTTTAAGGGCAGCCATCTTAAAATGTTTTTTTCGCTTATTGATTGGCCGTAACCACTGAAATAAGCTATCATTCTAGCACGTTGCCACTCTTTTAACTGTTCACGTTCGTAACCCGCTTTCCTTAACTGAAACTCCCGCCATGTCATATCGTTAACCGATTGCAAAGACGGGAGCTTTAACTCATATAAAGAAAATGATATTACGTTTACTTCCCAGTTTTCTTGCCACTCTTCAAAACTTTTTTTTTGTCCTCAGGCGTAAGTGCTTTCACTACTTCATCGATTGCTTTTTTGCTTTCGTTATCAGGCAAATGAACTCGCATAGATTTAAAAAACTCAATTTGAAACAGCTTAATATCTTTAGAATTTAAACCAACTTCATCCAAGTAATCAAAAATATCAAACTTTGTCAACTGTGGCTCTATTCCGTTACGCTCATCGGCATAAGCTAAGGCATGATACAGAAGTCTTTGTGTCGGCAGTTGCATTATATCCTGCCCCTCTGGTTGGTCCTCTTTGATAGCCCGTTCCATAAAACCTATACCAAACTTTGGCTCGTATTCTTTATCTTTAACTGTGATTTTCATAATGTTTTAGTTTTAAATTAAACTACTGGAGCTTTTGGGTCTGTCAATAACACTTCTCCAATACCTGAAAGGCCAATAGTGAAAGTAGCACTTCCATCTGTTGGATATTTTGCAGAAAGTTCTGTGATAAACCCTTCACCATAGTAATCAATATTACTACCCTCCATAGCCCAATTAATAGCATCACCGCTCGTTCTTGAATCAGCCCAAAGCGTTCTTAATTTCTCGTAATGAGCCTTTGTAGCATATTCAGTATCGTCTAAAGATATCATAACTGCGTCCCCGCTAATATCATAGGAATACGAACCCTGTGATTTAGGTTTAGTCGTATCGCATTTGTTTGGTTCTCCCTCTGTGATGTCCTGAGACTCGTTAATACTGTTTGTGGTCAAGCATCCCACTGGCAGATATGCCGTTCCATCCCAAAATTTAAGGATGACATTTTTACCTTGAACAATTTTACTCATAGTTGTGTTATTTTAAATTCGTAATTAATTAATTTTCTAAATATAGTTTGTGTGCTTGTGATTAAACTTAAATCGTCTGGATAAGTTATGTTAACATTGTCGACTGAAAAATTATCTATTGAAATGCTTTGAGTTTCATTCATTACCATTTCTTTGATATTATCTGCTAATACTCGACTGCCTGAAATGTTATCAAAAAGAGTAACAACGTCTAAAACTATAAAGCAATTCCAGCTAACTATATCGCATTTATGGTCTTTGTTAGGTGTCATTGATTGATTAATCATAAGAATGTAAGCATCTGAATTAAAAGGCGCTCTATAATCATGTACGGTAATTGTTTTACCATCTACTATTTGACCGCTTAAAGTGGTTGCAAAATACTTCCTTATGTGTTTATCTGGATTAATCATTTATTTTACTCAAATAGTTTTGTAAATCTTTTAATATTCTTTCTTTTCCCGCTCTAAATGCTGGTATGAAATAAGGCGTTGGCATTATCATTCCTTTACCATTCACATAATAACTCCATGATATTTCATTCCATCCTTCTGGAACGTCTACAAATGCGCCAGTACCAAATTCCGCATAAGCACCCATCACTGAGTTAACCGATACTGTGTATTTTAATTCGCTTACTTTATCGGTTGCAATACTTTGATTAATCTCTCCATTAGTTGGGAATCCCGTACCTCCTTTCGTTTTAAACATCTTTGGTGCGTTCCTAGATGCCTCACTTGCTATCTCATTAGCGTTCAACCTTACTATGTCTCCAACTATCTTAGAACTCTGTTGGTTCATCTTAGATAGCTTAACTTGTAATTGATTTACGTCTTTAAGTTTCATTTTAAATCGTGTTCACATAGAAATTTAACAGTAACAAAACACTGTTTATTATTTCTTTCTCTTTTTTCAACGCTAGTTGAATTCATGCTGTTCTCTATTATTAGATCAACCTCTGGCAACATTTCGCCACTAGGTAGTTTGAACTCTTATATATCCTTTTTCATCTACTACTATTTTTGGTATTGGTTTCATAATCTTTTGGTTTTAAGTTTCATCACAATATAAATTAATCTCGATGTTGTCCAAATTTACGTTTTCTATTCCTTTTATAATGAATTTGGAACCGTTAAATTTAATAAACATATCTTCATTTATAAAATTGTTGCCTTTGCGTATCCTGAATATAACTGGGTTTTTAAAATCGTTTAACCCGTATAACTGGAATTTATTTCCTGCACCTTGGGTTCTCTTTTGCGCCCATTTATCGAACTGCTTAACTTCTTGATTAGTATACCCGCCGAACCCGTCTTCAATCTCAATAGACTGCCAAACTTCTATTATATCGGTGTATCTTCTAGCTCTCATGAAACAATGCAACGTTTATAGGTAAACATAATACTATTGGCACGTTCTGGAATGTCGGCTTTGTTTCCCTCGTTTTCCGCTTCGTAATACCAATTTTCTATAATCATTAACGCCACATCAATCAAAGGACTAGGAACGTCATAAGGGCTTATATACCCAACGTCCAAAGTAATCTTATCCGTATGAAATTCGTGTTTTAATGAGTAATGTAATGCTGTGACCTCCATATCATATTTATTTATTGGATAGTCAAATACTGATATTCTAGCATTATCAACGGACCGATAATAAGTCCTTTCACGTTGGTAAACTAAATGATTAGTGTTCTTTTCTATTAACTCCAATGCAGACGCTATCATTCTTTCGATTGAACTGTCATCAGCTGTAAAGTCCTCATCTATTCTAAGATGATTCTTTGCTTGTGATAAAGATATTACAGATAGGTAACTCATTTACTTTTTTTCTTTCTTAGATATCTTTGGTTTACCTTCTTTTTTTTCTGTTTTAACCTCTTCGGCTAATTTACGCTCAATGGCAGATTTTGCCCTTGTGTCTGAAATATCTATAACATCGCCAACCTTTATGGCTTTGCTATTGGTCTTATCTATAAAATTCTTTAATGCTTTTATCTTCATAATATTAAAATTAAGGGGCTGAAATTAATCAACCCCTATTATTAATTATACTGCTGGTTGAACTGTGTTAATATCGTCAATCGCTTGAGCAAAAGTACCTTTCAAGAAGGCAGGGATATGATGCTTTTTGATATAATGTACTGCTCTCATTTCAGCTAATATAGTAACTAAGTTTCTAGTAAAGTCATCATTTTCATAACCTAAGTTAATGTTGATTTCTTCCTTAATTCTAAGATTAGACTTATTAAAGTCTCCTACAAGGAAACTACCCGCAGTAATCGCTTCATTCTCAATAATTGGAATACCCGCAATTCTAAGCCCATCAGAGGTAACGAATGGAGGCAAGATGTAATGCCCGTCCTCGCCTTTCGCTAAGTCCATTAATGCTGCATCCATAGGATTAATAACCGCATAATTAGGAGTAAATCTGTTACTCTTAACAAGCGAAACCGCAACTCTTAGTGCATCAACTCTGTTAGGAGTAGCAACTGAATCTATGAATGGAGTTCCTGTCACATCGAATGTCGGAGCATAAGTTAAAATGCCTTTGAGGTTTGTTGTTAAACCTGTTCCGCTTGCTAATTGTTCATCAAGTTTTAACTCGATTTCCTCACGTAAGTCTGTGTTAATTTCAGAACGTAAGAAGTCTAAATCGTCTAGGGATTCTTTAGATACTTTTACAAAAGCTGTGATCTTCTTAACGTCTGCGCTTTCTTCTGTGTAGGTCCATGAAACCTGAGATTTCAATGCACCTTCCGCAGTCATTCCTGCAGAACCTTCTATAGCTTCCTTATTAACCCATGTTACCTTATTCCCAGTAATAGTCGAAACATTTACAAGGTTTCTAAGATAAGGCTGTCTGTTTGGAGCTTTAGAAATTGTTCTATCAATATCGGTGGTTAGAGAAGTTCCGTCATAAGATCCTAGAGTCATCGTTCCAACTGCTTTTACTTCCATGTTAACGGAAGTCGAACGGTTGGTTTTCAATTCATCAATAGCACTTTTAATTTCTGATTTCTCGAAGTAAGATTTAACCTCACTGTCAATAGTGGCATTAGAACGCTTAGTTTCAACACCTTTCTTTTGCATCTTAATATCAAGTTTATCCAGGTGATCTTGCATAGCCTTGATAGTAACATCTGTTTGGTCTTTAGATTTAGCATCTGCCAATTCTTTAACCATATCATTGTACTTTGTTTCCAAAGATTTGAACTCATCGGCTGTGACCTCTGAGGTTTTCGCTTCGACTTGTTTTTTTAATTCGGCAAATTTTGTTTCCATTGCCTTTTGAATTTCATCCATTTTTTTAAAATTTAAAATTATTAATTGTATTAA